ACAACATCCCCGACAGCGGCTACGGGTCCACCTGACATGGTCAGGCCGTCCCCGATCATGCGCGCGGCCAAGCAGGCGACGGCGCGCGTCGCGTCCGTGCCGGCGCCCATCGGCGGCTGGAACGCGCGCGACAGCCTCGCGAACATGAAGCCGACCGACGCGGTGTCGCTGACCAACTACTTCCCGACCGCAACCAACGTCGTGCTGCGCGGCGGCTACCAAAAACACGCCACGGGCCTGCCCGGTCAGGTCGAGACGCTGATGGCGTACAATGGCGCCACGACGCAGTCGCTGTTCGCGATCTCGGGCAACAACATCTACAACGTGACGAGCGCGGGCGCGGTCGGCGCGGCGGCGGTGTCGGGCCTGACCAACAGCCGATGGGAAAGCACGAACGTCGCCACCGCAGGCGGCAACTTCCTCTACGCGGTCTCGGGCGGCAACAGCCCGCTGCTCTATGACGGCTCGACTTGGACCTCGATTACGGGCGCCTCGACGCCAGCCATCACGGGCGTGACGACGAGCGAACTCGACAACGTCGCGCTGTTCAAGAACCGCCTATGGTTCATCCAGCGCAACACGCTCAAGGCTTGGTATCTGCCCACGCAGTCGGTCGGCGGCGCCGCACAGGTGTTGGACCTCTCGACGGTCGCGCGCAAGGGCGGCTATCTGCTCGCGATGGGCGTCTGGACGATCGACGCGGGCTTCGGCCTCGACGACAACCTCGTTTTCGTCACGACGCAGGGCGAGATCATCATCTACCGCGGCACCGACCCGGCCAACGTCTCGACGTGGTCGCTGGTCGGCGTCTGGGCGATGGGCGCGCCGATGGGCAAGCGGTGCCTCGCCAAGTTCGCGGGCGACCTCGCCTACATCGCCTTCGACGGCCTGTTCCCGCTCTCGCAGGCGCTCCAGAGCGCGCGCGTCGCGCCGCAGAGCGTGGCGCTGACCGACAAGATCCAGGGCGCCTTCGCGACCGCCACGACGTCCTATCAGGGCTTGTTCGGCTGGGAGATCTGCGTCGCGCCGAAGTTCAACGCCATCGTAGTGAACATCCCCGTCGGCACCGGCTCGCAGCAGCAGTACGTCATGAACACCATCGTGCAGTCGTGGTGCAACTTCACGGGCTGGCCCGCCAACTGCTTCACGCTCCACAAGCAGGATCTGTGGTTTGGCGGCACCGATTACGTCGCCAAGGCGTGGACGGACGATCACGCGGACGACAACGTCGCCATCTCCGCTGGCGCGCTGCAGGCCTTCAACTACTTCGGCTCACGCGGCCAAAAGAAGATCTTCACCCGGGCGAGGCCTAACCTGTTCGCGGACGGGCAGCCCTCGGTCTTCGTGGGCATCAACGTCGATTTCCAGACCAACGACACCTCGGCCCCGCTGGCCTATCTGCCGCCGACCGGCGCGGTCTGGGACACGGCGATCTGGGATAGTTCGTCATGGGGCGCGGGCCAGAACATCTCGCTGAACTGGCAGGGCGTCACGGGCGTGGGGTACTGCGGGTCGATCAACTTCCGCTCGGCCAGCAAGGGCCTGTCGCTGGAATGGGCCGCGACGGACGTCGTGTTCATGCCGGGCTGGGTCGGCATATGATCGTTGCTGGGCCAGATGTCGGACACTGGGTGCTGGGCCGCATCGGCGGCTTCTTCGACCCGGTCTGCATGTCCGCCATCGGCTGGGAGAGCAACGGCAAGCTGACGGCGGGTGCTGCCTTCCGCGATTGGAATGGCGTCTCCATCGAAGGCCAGATTGCCGCTGACAGGCCGTTGACGCGCGGCTTCATCTCCGCGATCTTCGACTATCCGTTTCGCCAGCTCGGCGCGCGCAAGATCATCGCGACGACCAGCGCGGACCACATCCGCAGCATCCGGCTCTTGCGCCGCCTCGGTTTCGTCGAGGAGGCCTGCCTGCGCGATGCCTCGCCGGGCGGCGACCTGATCATCTGCACCATGCGGCGCGAGGACTGCCGCTTCCTAGGAGAGCGTCATGGGCAAGAAGGCATCCGCACCGCCAGCACCTGACTACGCCGGCGCCGCGAAAGCGCAGGGTGCCGCCAACGTCGAGGCTGCGCGCGCCTCGGCCATGCTTTCCAACCCGAACGTCTACGGCCCGCTCGGCACGCAGACGGTGACCTACGATGGCGACATCCCGACCGTGCGGCAGACGCTGACGCCGCAGGCGCAGGCGACGCTGGATGCCCAGCAGCAGGTCGAGCGCAGGCTGGCCCAGCTTGGCCTGCAGGGCATCGGAACCGCCGAGACCACCCTCGGGACGCCATTCCAGACGCAGACGGGCGATCTGAACACCGTCTTCGACCTGTCGGGTCTCCCGCGCGCGCCGGTCAACGCCGGGACGACCGCGCAGGAAGCGATCATGGCGAGGCTGGAGCCGCAGATCCAGCGCAGCCGGGCGCAGCTTGAGACGCAGCTTGCCAACCAAGGGCTGGCGCGCGGCGGCGAGGCCTACAACGCCGCGATCCGCGAGCAGCAGCAGCAGGAGAACGACCTCCGCTCGCAGGCGGCGCTGCAGGGCATCGGCCTCGACACGCAGGCACGCCAGCAGGCGGCAGCGGAGCAGCAGGCGGCGATGGGGTTTGAGAACCAGGCGCGCGCGCAGGCCTTGCAGCGTGAACTGTCGCTGCGCTCGCAGCCGCTCAACGAGATCATCGGCCTGATGGGTGGCTCGCAAATCCAGATGCCGCAGTTCGGGGCCTATCAGGGCCAGCAGGTCGCGCCCGCCCCGATTTTCGGCGCGGCGCAGGCGGCGGGGCAGAACGCGATGCAGCAATATGGCATCCAGCAGGCCGGTCTCAACGCGCAGTCTTCGGCGCTCGGAGGACTGTTCGGCACCGCTCTCGGAGGCTGGGGCTACGGCGGGTTCAAGAACCCGTTCCGCTGATTTCTGGAGGCATAGATGGCCGTTTCGTTCAACCTGCCCGACCCATACGAGGCCCAGAAGGCCGACATCGCTCGGCGGCAGAAATACGCCGAGGCGCTCCAGCAGCAGGCGTTCCAGCCCGTCGAGATCCAGAGCTATCAGGGCATCCAAGCGCCGATCCCGGTCGCCGCTGGCCTCGCGAAAGCGTTGCAGGGGCTCATGGGCGGCTACTTCGCCGGGCAGGCTCGCGACGAAGCCCGCGAACTCCGCGAAGGCGACATCAAAAAGGGCCAGGAGTTCGCCGTCGCCCTGCAGGGCGCGAAGACGCCAGAGGAGCGCGAGAAGCTGACGCTGGAGGCGCTTGGCGGCACGATGGGCCAGCGCGCGCAGGCGATTGCCGGGCCGATGCTGGGTGTGACCGAGAGGCGGGCCGAAGCCGAAAGGCGTCGCGCGGCTACTGCGGAGCAGAGGGAGGCGGATCGCGCCCTGCGTGAAAGCATCGCGCTCGGTCAGCAGGAGAATGCAAGGCTGCTTGCCGGCGTATCCGCCGCTGGGCGTGCTGATACGTTGGCTCTCAATCGCGAACTGGGTCTGGCCCGGCTTGACCAGCAACGAATTGAGAATGAACGCAGGGCGCAGGCTGATCGGGATCGCCGCGAGCAGCTGACGTTGCCCGAGCAGCGGCAGCTGTTCCAGCTAAGGGAACAAGCAGAGGCGGGCGAGTCGTCGCTCTCGGCGCTTCGCGAGGCGCGCGAGCTTAGCAACAAGTTCCAAGGCGGAACGGCAGGCGCTGCGCTTTCGTGGGCAGAGAGGCAGGCGGCCGCCATAGCCAACGTCGATCCTTCGGAAAGCGCGCGGGCGACGGCGAGCTTCAACAACATCATGGGCGTCGAGATGTTGGGCAAACTGCGCGCGACTTTCGGCAGCAACCCGACCAATGCCGAGCGCGAAGTGCTGCAGAAGCTGCAAGCTTCCGCTTCCGAGCCTAAGGCGGTGCGAAACGAGCTTCTGGATCGCGCCATCAAGCTGGCAGAGGAGCGCCAGAAAAAGGCCGAAGCGGATGCCGAGTCCATCCGCACCCGCAGCTACCGCCAGCCCGGCGGCCAGCCCACCGCGCCGACGCCTCCCGCAGCCCCGCAGCGCCCCGCCGCGCCGCAGGCTCCTGGGGCCGCGCCGGGGCAGCAGCCGGCGGCTCCCAACATGAACGACCTGCTCAACCGTTACGCGCCCCGGTGATCCATGTCTGATCTCGCTCGCCTGCAGGAAGCGTTGGTGGCCGCAGACAGGGCCGGCGACACCAATGCCGCGACGCTGTTCGCCAACGAAATTCGTCGCCTGCAGTCGCCGGCACCCGCGCCCGCCGCCTCCCAGCCTCCCGCCACCCCGCAGGCGGCCCCGCAAGCGGCCCCGCAGGCGGCCCCGCAGGCCCCGCAGGCGCCCGCTCCGCGCACGATGGGCGAGCAGCTGGGCCTCGGCACCCGGGCGACCGCTCAGGGGCTCCTAGGGCTTCCT